CCCCCCCCCCCCCCCCCCCCCCCCCCCCCCCCCCCCCCCCCCCCCCCCCCCCCCCCCCCCCCCCCCCCCCCCCCCCCCCCCCCCCCCCCCCCCCACCCCACCCCCCCCCCCCCCCCCCCCCCCCCCCCCCCCCCCCCCCCCCCCCCCCCACCCAACCCCCCCCCCCCCCCCCCCCCCCTCCGCCCCCTGGGGAGGCCGAAGGCCGATGCCCTGCACGAAATCGGACCCCTTCACCCGCTTGTAGCGAAGGTGGGTTTGACGCTCGGCCCACGTGCGGAACCGCGCGCGGGCCGCTTCCGGCTCGCGGTTCCGCACAGCCCAGGCGTTGTAATCGGCCAGCAGATGCGAGGGCCGGGCGGTCATGTTCGCGTCGAATGTGCATCGTTCGGCCGCCCAGGCTCCAAATGTGTCCTGCGCCTCGAAATACTCCTGCGTGGCGGCGACCACGACGGCGGGGCGCGGCATTCCATCCCGCTGCCACTCCAGACAGCCTTCGATCATCCACCGGAGGATGGCGGGCCATTCCTCGCGCAGCTTGTGTTCTAGCTGCGGGTCCGGTTGGGCAGGCTTGTGCAGGAATGGGACGATGTTGAACCTGCGTCGCGCGGCATCATCCACGTTCCGCAGCACCGGCTTGTGATTGCCGCTCACCGTCAGCTTGAAGTCGGGCTTGAAGGTAAAGGGGTCGCGCCGCATGAAGTTAGCCGTGATCGGCGTGCCGCCGGTCATTTCCTTGATGCGCGTCTCTGCCCACGGCTGGCCTTCCTCGGTCTCGGCCGCCGACACCATGCGGGCACCGGCCAGCATCGCGACGAAGGAAAGATGCCGCCCGCCGCCGGTATCCGTGAAAACGTCCATCGCAGCCGTCGTGTGGTAGTCGCCCAGGATGCTGGCGACCGTGTTCAGGAAGACACTCTTCCCGTTGCCGCCTGGGCCATAGATGAACAGCAGAGCGTGTTCCCGCGTGTCTCCCGTCAGCGTGTAGCCACACCAGCGCTTTAGGAACCGGATCAGGTCGTCATCCCCGGCCGTCGCGTCGCGCAGGAACCGCAGCCACGTTGGGCAGTTCGCAGAGGGCGCGGGAGGAATCGCTGTTCCCTTGCTAATCAGGTCGGCAGGCTGCGCCGGGCGAAGCCGGCCGGTTGCGAGGTCCACAGTTCCGCCGGGTGTGCCCAGCAGCATGGGGTCGGTGTTCCAGACCACCGACGTGACAGCGAAGGCCCGCGAGGCTTGCGCCAGTCTTTCCACGCCATAGGCAAAGGCTGCGCGGCCCAACGTCGCCATGGCCCTGGGATCGGCTCCCGCAGTTGCGCCAAGTTCTGCTGCGAGCCGCTGCGCGAAGTCGAAGGCGAGGCGTGTTTCCTCCACGCGCCACACGCTGCCATCCCAGCGATACCAACGGCCGGTATGGTGACAGTAGCGCAGTTCCTGCCGGTATCGGGCAGCGAAAACCTCCGCGACGCCGCGCTCTGACAGGTCGGGTTCGCCCACCACGCGCAGTGCCGGACGCTGCCGCTGCCGCTGCACAGGAACTTCTTGCACGCCAGCGGCAGCGGCGCGTTGCTCCGGGTTCTTGTCGGTCATCACACGGCCTCCCGGATCGCATCGTTGAAGTCGCCGGCAGGGGGCTTGCGGATCAGGGCCTCGCGATTGGCGTCCTGCCATCGGACGGCACACGCTTGCGCGGCGTTCAGGCCGGGGTCGTCAGAGTCGGCCCAGATCGTGATGGCCTCGATACCGCTCAGGACCGGGAAGGCGGCGACGCCACCCGCAGACACCGCTGCCCAGACAGGGCGCCATCCGAACCGCTGCATCACGCTCAGCCCCGTCTCGGCGCCCTCCGCGATGCCCAGGCCGGTCGTCACATCCTCATCTGGTACGAGGCGGATCACGCCCATCCCGCCGGCCACCATCCGGGCCACCCCCGGCGCCTTGTCGCCCTGCGCGGTCAGGAACACCCGCTGCACGCCCACCGGCTCGCCCGTCACCGGGTCGGTCAGCAGCCACAGCAACGCGGGGTGCCGCTCGGTTTTCCCGCGCGGACAGGCGCCGTGGAACCGGGCGGGAGCGTCGGCCGGCAGCGTCAGGCCGCGCCGGGCAAGGTAGCGTTCGGCCAGGGTGCCATGCGGAGGCGCCCCCTCGCCCCAGACGCGCCACGCCAGCGCCAGGGTAGGCGATGCCGCCTGCACCCGGCTCCTGGCTGCCGCAGGCCGCGCAGGGGAGGCCCGCAGCGGGGCGGTGCCATCCCAGGCTGCGGCCCAGGCGATGGCCTCGGCTTTGGTGCAGCGGAGCGCGTGCTGGATCAGGCCGAGGCCATCACCGCCGGTCGCTTCCGAGTGGTCATAAAACATGCCGATCTTCGGCCCGGCGGTGACGACGGCGACGGCGCCCTTGCTGCCGAACCGCCATTCCGTTCGGCTGCGGCTGGTCGGCTCGGCGCCTAGCACCGCGCGGGCGAGCTCGCCGATGCGCGGCGCCAGACGCGCCGCCAGATCGGATAGGTGGATGGAATCGCGTCGCATCGCTCGCTCCAATGTGCGGAGCGCGCGCAGAGCTACATTGCCAAACGGGAGGGAAACCCCTAGATTCGGGGCACCCTTGAAGGGGTCGTTTGGCACGTAGCGCTAGCACGCTCCGTGGTTTTAAGAGGCTCACCTTGTCCAAGGGTGGGCCTCTTCTCGTTTGGGAATGTAGGCACGGCTTAGAGTCGTGTCGAGCAGCATCTTCACGGTGCCGCAGCGGGCGCCGCCGCACGAGGCCCCCATCCTTCTAGAAGCCGAACCTCATCCGCCGTAAGGATGCCGGCCTGCACCGCCGCGATGTTGGTCGCCCACCGTTCGGTGTGGCTGCCGCGCAGCAGGCCCGACAGGTCCAGCGTGATCCGCACGTCACCGGCCGCGACTATCGACCGCTCCAGACAGGCTTCGATCCGCCGCGCCCACCACGTCAGCGTGCTGGAGGCGAAGTGCCGCAACATCGTTTCGGAGTTGGTGAAGGTGCCGAATTGGAGGTCCGAGATTATGGGACCGGGCACCCCGAACAGGCGCGCGACTTCTTCCACGGCAAACCTGCGGCTCGCCAGAACCTCGGCGTCCACCGGGTTGCTGGAGAAGGGGAGCCATTTGGCGCCGTTCTCCAGGATCATGACAGTGCCCGCGTTCTCGGCGCCCTGATACCGCTGCCGCACCCGCTCCCGCAGCCGGTCGAATTGTGTCTGGTTCAGCGCGGCATCGAAGGCGAGGGCACCGGACGGACTGGCGTTGTTGCCCCAGATCGCGCTGGTCCAGCGCTGAAGCATGAGGGCGTTCTGGATCGCAGGCCCGGCGCGGGACAGGCGAGGTCGGCCGAGCAGCCCATCGTCGCTGCGGTCGCGGACATGCAGGACTTCATCGGCCAGATACCGCCGCCGCCTGCCATCGCGTTCAGTCACATCATAGGCCAAGGCGCCGGGGCGCAACTCCACCACGGACACCATGGGCCAGGGCACCGGCCGCAGGCCCGTGACGCGGCCGGCGCCGTCATGCTCCACCACAGCCATGGCGTTGCCGTGCAGCAGCGTGCCCGCCACCAGCCATTCGATAAACTCGAAGCCGGTCTGGGTCGGGTTCGGGGAGCGCAGCACCCGCGCGGCCGGATGGTTCGGCAGATCAGTTAGGCCGGTGTCGTCCAGCCGCTGCACGAGAATCGGACAGCTTGCGAGGCTGGAGGATATCGCCGCGACGGACGCGAAGACCGCCGTCAGAGCCTCGGCGCCGCGCGGGGAGGCACCGCCATCGTCGGCCAGGGACAGGCGGTCCAGCGCCACGCCCAGCGGCTCCGCGCTGTTCAGGCTGCGGGCCTCGGAGCCGCCGAACAGGCGCGACAGCAGGCCCATCTACAGCCGGTCCAGTATGAGGCGCCGCGCCTGCGCGTTCAGGCCCGCTTGCGCCAGATGCTGCGCCCGCGCGTGAACGCTGGTCTGCGCGTAGGCCGGATGGCTGGCGACAATCGAGACTTCCACCAGATCAACCGCGCGCAGTTCGCGCATGTCTTTCGCGGTCCACCGTTCCTCCACCGCCCGAAAGCCGATGGACGCGCCACCCAGGTCGCCACGCTCGGCCAGCGCCAGCACGTCGCGGCCTAGTTGCGTGTCTGGCAGGCTGATGCGGAACGCCAAGCCCTCGCCGTCTTCATCCAGATGAAGCGTGCCGCTGCGGGTGCGGGCCAACAGCCGGGCCGGGTCGTGATCGGCCAGGGCCAGCACGTCTTTCCCGGCCGCCAGCGTCGCGGCGAAGGCGCCACGCACGATGACCTCATGGAAGTTGCCGATGCGGGTCGGGGTGTTGAAGACGGCCGCCCTGCCCTCCAGCGTCCGGCCCTCCACGGCGCGCAGTTCCAGCGCGGCGCGAAGCTCCAGGCCATCAGGGAACCGGGCGGGCGCGATCATGCAGGAGTCACGCCCGTGATCTTCGCCAGCGCGGTCGGATTCACCACGGCGACGTTGGCGCGCATCCAGGCCAGAAACCCGACCTGCCCGACTTCCGCGTACCTTTCGCCCAGCACGGAAATCTGAAGCTGCGTTCGCATGCCCACGAACACCTGCCGGAAGTCGCCAAGCAGGATCGAGGAAGCGTTGCTGGCGGTGCCCTGGGTCTGGTCTACCGGCATGGCGCTCGTGACAAGCTGCGGCACGTCGGCGAAGCGGCGCGGGACCGTCAGCGTGTTCCCATCGCCATCCACGAGACCATCGAGGGCGCGGCGCGTGCGGGGGGCAAAGATCATGGCCGTGATATCGCCAGCGTTCGCGATATCCAGTGCCAGCGCGGCATCGAGGAATGGCCCGTAGCCGGTCACGGCGCCGCCGTTCGCGCCCATCGAGACCACGTTGATGGCGGGGTCGTTGGCGATGCCCAGCGGCATCACGCCGCCCGTGCCGAACAGAATTGCTTCGTCCAGCCCGATGGCTGCGGATGCGCCCAGCGCGTCCCGCAGGGTCGCGTCGAGGTTCGTCGCGTCCTCCAGCAGTTCGCGAGATACCCTGACGATCACGGCCCAGGACTTGGCCACAAGGTCGATACCCGACAGCGCCAGATCGTCTTCCACAATCGGCGCGAGTTCGGCTCGCCACGCGCCGGTCGGGAGGTCGCCGACGCGTGCAAGGCGGAGCGATTGGCTCGTCATCGGGATGGTGCGGACCCCGGCTCTGAAGGCAGCGGAGCGCACCCGCATGGCATCGAGGATCACCGCCGACAGCGGGGAGGGCACCAGGGCGCCACCGGCGCCGATGGACGCCTCGTTCATCACGCGGCGTTCCAGGTCGGTTTCGGCACCGCGATGCAGGGCGCGGAGGAAGCCGCCGACGCCAAGTTCGGCCGCGCGGCTTTCGGGCTGGTGCGGCAGGAAGTCGGCCAGCCGGTGCCGCGCCTCCAGCACCGGCACGCGCGCGCCGGTCTGGGATCGGAGCGTGATGCCGTCGAAGGCGGGGGGGACGGTCGAGGGCATATCGCTGAACACGCGGACCTCGGTTGCCGGCGCGCCGCCGCCAACGGATCGGGCCGGGGCGTTGCGGTCGAGGTCGTCAAGCGCCGCCTGCCGCTGCATCCGGCTTTCGATGGTCGCAACCTCGCCGCGCGCCGCGTCCCATCGGGCCTGCACGTCCTGCGGCAGATCACCATCGGGATGCGCGTCGTGAAGCGCCTGCATCTCAGTTCGGAGCGCCGCGCGACGCTCGAGCAAATGGGCCAGCGTCATGCGCCGCGTTCCTTCCTGTCATTGGGGCGAAGAACCGGTGACCACGGCGGGATGGAGAGCTCCCGCAGCCCCGCCGTGGTCGTGGTGCCGGACGCACCGGGACGCGGAACCGCCCCTTCGCGCGCTGCGGGAGGTCTCATGCGGCGCCCACCGGGGCGCGCTTGCGCGCCGCTGCCGTAGGCGCGTCGACGGGCGTGGATTGCGCCCGCAATTCGGCTTCAGCGTCGAAGCGATCCAGCACGGCATCCACGCTGCCGAACAGCACAGTGAGGTTGTAGACCCGCGCATGGGTGAAGCGGTCGGGCAACACGCCATTCGTCGACATGAAGACTTGCTGGTCCGGCTCGTCCGTATAGGCCACGCAAAGGCGCGTCGCGGCCTCCGGCTGCTTCAGCCAATCGTAAACAGCCTGCACGGCGAGGCCGGGCAATTCGGGCGGCATCCCGTAGCCGGACTCAGTGCGCATGATCGCCATGGCACGAATGGCGTTGCGCGATATCTGCCACATGTTCTTCCCGCCCTGCGCCGTGGGCGTGCGGGTAATGCCCAGGTCCATGATGGGCGTCAGCCAACCACGCGTTGCCCACGTCCCGATGGTGCCCACCGGCATGTCACAGGCCGTCGCCGTCTGCGGCAGCGTGTAGGTAGGCGTCGAGGGCTTGCGGGCCATTGCGGGCGCTCCGGGATGCTCTGGTGAGAGGATAACGCAAAGGCGCCCCTCAGTTCCAGCCCGAATCTATCCTAACCATCTGATATAGAAGGATTTATGCGCGCATCGCGCACCGCACGCGCCGCGTCAGATCAGCAGGCCGGTGTACTCGAACGCCTGTTCGGCCGGTTCCTTGCCCGCCGCCGACACGGCCAGGATCGCCGCGATTGCCGGGTCAATCCTGCCGATGCTCCGCTGCTTGGTCGGCTTGCGGTTGCCGGCCGCGTCCAGATCGATGGCGACATTCGAGACCGCGAACCGCAGCAGCCCGTTGCCGCCGTGGCGCAGGCGCCCTTCCATTACTTCGCGCTCAAATGCCTGGAGGGCGGGCGCCATGTCGCGGAAGCCCGCGCCGTGCGGCATCCATGGCAGTTCGATGCCCTCCCGCTCGGCCGTGGCCTGGAGGTCGGCCAGCATCCAGCGGTCGGACGCTATGCCGCGCAGATCAAGGCCCGAAACCTGTTCCGCGATCCAGGCCAGCAGCAGGGATCGATCGATCGTCCTGCCGGACAAAACAACCACATGGCCTTGTGCGATCCACGTCGGGTAGGGCGCCGCATCCGCGCGAGTTTTCGGCTCAATCTGCGCGGATGCCAGGAACCCCCAGCACCGCAGCAGGCCAGAGTTCGGCCAGTAGAGACTGAAGGCGCACAGATCGGCCGCGCCACCCGCCGACAGATCGAGGCCCGCGAAGCATGGGCCTTCCGGCTGCGCGTCGTCGCGGCAGGCATCCCAGTCAGCGCCGCTGATCCAGCGCTGATCCGCGACGCTAACCGGCTGGTTCAGGCAGTAGGCCCGGAAGGCGGGCATGGTCGAGGGCAGGCGCTGCGCCTGCGCGGCCTGCGCGGCAATGTCCGCGATCCGCTCCGGGGTCGCGTCGGGGTTCGCCAGCCGCCACGTCGTTTCCGCGAACGGGTCCGCGTCCAGCGGCGCGCTGTAGATCGCGCTCACCACGGTCGGATCGTCGCCCGTCTCGGCGTATTTGATCAGTTCCTCCAACGGGGAATCCTCCAGCGGACTCCGGGTTGAGACGGCCAGCAGCAGCGGCTCGGCGTGCGCGCCCTGTCCCGTGCGCAGGGCGTCCAGCAGATCGCGGGAACGCCATTGCGCCAGTTCCTCGCAAATGGCGACGACAGGCGAGAGGCCCGCCGCCTTCCGATGGTCGCTGCTGCATGTCAGGAAGGTGGAGCCGGTCAAATCGCATTCAGCAGTGCCATTAAATTCCCGCCAGACGATCCGCCGCGACAGGTCGGGATGCGCTTCGGCGAACGCGCGCATTTCGCTCATGATCAGGCGCGCTTGCGGACGGTCGGCAGCCGCAGACACAACCTGCCCGCGCGACACGGCCTCAGGCCCGGTCAGATGGCAAAGCGCCAGCGCGGCAGCCAGTCCAGTCTTACCCGCCTTCCTTCCGAGCGACAGCAGCCCCACGCGAGCCGTGCGACGACCAGCGTCGTCAGTCGCGTACACCTGCCGGATGAAGTCGCGCTGCCACGGCCGCAGCACCAGCTTGGTCCCGGCCAGGGAACCGCTCGTGATGGTCAGGTCTTCGCAGAACGCCATCACGGCGTCGGCCCGGCTCAGCGCAGGCACAGCCACATGCGCGCCAGGGCGCGGCGTGGAGGGCATCGAGGGCGGGCGCGGGGTGGCACCACGCTGAACAGTGCTCGGCCGCGCTCCAGGTCCCCTGCGGCCCATTAGCGCCGGCCTCGGCGGGGTTCAGGCGAACTTTCTGGACTTTGACCCCCGGTCCGGTTTCGCGCCCCAGAACTGGAGAGATTTTCCGCGACGCGCGGCTGCGCCCACCAGTGACCGGGATCAAGCGGCGAGCCGTCTGCACGGCATCCGCTGAACCGGCCGCCGCTGCGCCGCGCACCGGCTGCGCCTTCCTTCACTTGGTTGTCGTGGGTTCTGCACAGGCAGCGCAGGTTCGCCAGCGTGTCAGGCCCACCCATGCGCCGGGACACGATGTGATCCACCACCACGGTCGGGGCGCCGCACACAATGCATCCGCGATCCCGCGCCAGCGCGGCCGTGCGCAACGCCCGCCATGCCGGGGTGAGATAATACGGATCACGAGACACCTGCGGCTCCATGTTCTTGCGTATACAAAACAATAAGGTTGAATGTTTAATGTGTAATATAAACCCGTAGTTGCTGAATTCGGTGGGCTGTAGCGCGAGCGCGGGCGACACGATCACGCGCCATTCGTGGCCCAGCCCATGACGTCGCAAACCCATGTCCAGGCCGCAGCCATGGCGATGCCCTTGAGCCGGTCGAGGTCGCGGGGCGCCAGCATCCGGCTGCACTCAACCAGGGCGCCGCTATCGGGATCGAGCCACATCGGCCCCCGCACCCGCAGCGCGCGGTCGCGTTCGGTCGGCCGGCAGTCCACGACCATGATGGCGACGGCGAAGACCACGCCCGCGCAGGCGCATTCGATGGTCACGGCCGCTTCCTGCGTCAGCGGGCAGTCGCTGGTCGCCTCCATCGATACGGCCGTTAGGGTGACGGGGAAGACCATGTCCTGATCCACGCGGAGTCCTGAACCTCGCCTAATCGTTCTGCTCCAAGTCACTACGCACCCCGTGGCGGGACGCGGGCGGGCCTCAATACTTCCGCTCCGAAGTCATCGCGCCCGATTGCCTTGCGGAGGCGCGGTCGGACTTGCTCCGGTCTCTATCAGAGCTTCCGGCGCCTTTCCATAATTGTTCATTATGCGGCATCTGCGGGTGAGACAGGCGAGACTCAGCGGCAGCGCATCACCCTGCGTCGGCCACCGGGCCGAACCGGGCATGTCACTCCCCCTGAAACAGAGCCACGAACGCGATCACCGCCGCCGCAAGCGCGATCAGCACGGCCGCGATTGAGAGCCGATAGCTCACCGTTGCTCGGATCGTGGTGGTGCGTTCGACCTCCGCCAGCCGGGCAAGTTCCTCATCGCGCCAGACCCGGGCCTCGTTGATCTTCAGCGGGCCCCAGGCGGTGTCATCGACAGCCGGACCTCGCCCCGCCGCAATCTGCGCCCCCACGACGGTGACGCCCATGGCCTTCCAGTTAGGGCGCCACTCAGTCTCCAGGGCCCTTCTGACGCCCTTGACGTTCTCCAGGTACTCTCGGGTCTTGGGCATTCCATTGTCCTCCAAACGTCCGGCTGGTGTCGCCAGCATGTCGCGGCGCTGTCGCAGCACCCCGCCACAGGGGTGACTTGGTCTGGCCTCGTCGAAACTGTCCCAGAAGCGATCCAAAGCTGTCTCAGACCGGATCACAACCTGTCGCAAACCTGATCCAAACGCGTTGCGTGTTTGTCGCGCGGATAGGCTCGGCGGGCTGACGCGCCTGACGCACTTGTCATCCCGACACAGCCCCGACATGCAACCCATTGCAGGGGTGAGCATCTGTCGTGCGGATGGGTCTGGGGTCTTCCCCGTCCGGCCGGAAGACCCGCATTGTCCGTTCGGTGACCAGACGGATATCCGGCCGGTGACCGTGCGGATGGGGGATGGCGATGCCGGACACGCCGGGCAGGTGGATGACGTATGAGGAAGCCGGGAAGCTGTTCGGCCTCTCGCCTGAGGCCATACGGAAGCGGTCCCGCCGCCTGGAATGGAAGGTTCAGCCTCCTAACGACAGCCAAGGCAAAGCCCGCATTCTCGTCCCGGACAACGCGAAGCTGCATCCGCCCGCCCGCCCGGCCGGTGACCGCCCGGAAACTGCTGCTACTCCGCCCGGTAACCGAACGGACACGGCCGACTTGCACCAGCGGCTTGGCCGCGCGGAGGGCGAGGCCGGGGCATTGCAGGAAGCCTTGCGGAAGGCAGAGGCCCAAGCCACGGCCCTGGAAGCCCGCCTGGAATCAGAGCGGGCGGGGAGGGCGGCAGACCGCGCGGGATGGGATGCGGAGCGGGCAGCGCTGCGCGAGGAAATGGCCCGATGCCAGGGTGAGCTTGACGCGCTCCGGGCCATGGCCCGGAG